GAAGGAAAATGTCGTTGAGAGTATAAATGAGCAGTCCGCTTGAACCCGTTCCCGTTCCCGTTCCCGCTCCCGAATCCAAGTATCAGTCAGCGGTGGATGAAGTCATCGCACTGCTGATGGATCGTATTAAAAAGACCTCCGTCGCACAAGTGGAAGCGGAGGTGAAGCAAGTAGAGGTTGTCGCAGTTAAGCGTTGTTGCCCTCAATGGTGGGGACATTAACCGACTGGGATGCCTCCTCACCCGAGCCCTTCATATACTTCTTCTGCTCCTCAACGGAATGACCCATCGCATTGGCGTCCTTTTCCATCTCCTTGATGTCGTATTTCGTTGATAGGAAAATATGGCGGAGCATTGAGCTACCGACCTTCTTACCAAACACCTTATTGAGGATTCGTGTAATCGCATTTTGTGCGACCAACGGCGAACCATCATACGACACCAAGAAGTTGTGGGACGCCTCCTTCTTCTGCGGGTGAAACTTCAAGTAGAGCTTAATAATCTCGGCGAGCGTCGGCGGAACGTCAAGCGTCTGCTGACCATACTTCTTTGCCGTCTTGTAGATGTTGAAGACGAACTTGGTCGGCTTACCACGAGCCAGAACAAGATAGTTGTGGTCAGCAACCTTCGGCATTGACTTCACCACCATCATATCCAGATAATCTTGATTACGGCGTGGCTGGGTCTCGGTATAGAGTGCGAGGATAGTGTAATGGAGCAGTGTATCAAACTCTTGCTCGGTCAGCGAACGCTTCTTGCTGAAACCCGAGACGGCTTGTCCAAGAGCATCGCCCTTGCTCTTGACGTCCTCCCAGCTTATCCAGTTGTCCTTCTGCTTCTCGGTCTTCTCACTGCTCTCGGCACTCGTGTCTTTCATCTCCTTTGCCTTACCCATCATCTTCTCGTAGTAGAAGTTGTATACCTTCTTGTAAGCGGTCTTCTCCTTGAATAGCGAGAGGACGGACACGATGGACGAGTAGATGAGCTTGATGGTGTTGTCGGCATAGTCCTTCACCAGCTCTTCTACGGCTTCGGTCTTCTTTAAGAACGAGAGGTTCTTGAATGGTTGCTTCCCGTTGAGCAGAAACATAGCACGGATGTAGGCGTTCGCCGTAGAATCTGCGACACCCTTCTTCTCCTTCAACTCCTTTGCGAGATCCAGCATAAACTCATTCACTTTCACCGACGACATTTATTCTTTACAACAATACTTAATTTCATCAAGATTACGCACCCAGTTCTTTACGGAACCGCAACGAACTGGGGGTGTCGTCCAAAGGTTAAGACGGAGGACTTTGAATCCTCCAATCGTGGTTCAATTCCACGCACCCCCATTCTCTTCCTTATTATAATGATACGATGTGTCCAATCCCTTTCTATCATCGCCACTGACCTTCAAGTCGCCATCAATACCAAAGACCATCGGTCAACCCGCCGTCTGTTCTTTGAGATAGTCCAAATCGTTCTACCGCACCTCAATCCGCCGCCAATTACACCCGTTATACCTATACGACCCATAAAAATCAACATAAAATAGATGATTACACCGCCACACCATATAAAAACCAGTAAAAAAATTAATTTTTTTACCATTTTTTAACCATATTGCGTCTGTAATTAACTATAAGAAGACCAAATCACGAGGTAAGGCACACTTATAGCAGTAAAAGAACGACGCAAACCATACCCCAGTGGTCTGTTTGCCGTTCTTGATGTAGGAAATACGCCCTTTGGGGATAATGAGTTGAAGTGAGTCGCCGTAGAGTTCTTGGAGTGTCTTGGTGCCGAGCGTAGATGCGGGAAGCAGAAGGATGAACGGCTTATCCAACTCTTTCAGTCGCTTCAACACCGCCATCTTGGAACTGAACGGCGGGTTGCTCACCACGATGTCGCCCTTGTTCTCCTTGAAGAAGTCAATGTCTTCGTGGATGACCTCAAAGCCCAGCTCCCGCAGATAATCGCCCGACTTCCCGTCGCCATAGAACGCTTCCCAGATCACCTTATTCTTGGGGATGTAGTCCCGTATGCTTTCCCATACTGCCTTCGGGGTCATATAGTCGTCGTCCTTCTTTTCCTTATCATTCGTCATCAATGCCTTCATTGTTTAGTTCTTTACCACTATTATTGTTCCTTGTAATGTTCCGCCATCTTGGTAAGAATCTCCTTTACGAGCTTCGGCGGGATGAAATATCGCTCCTCAATGCTCCGTGTATCACCCGCAACCCGAATACGACCGACGGATGAGCAAGAAGAAGGTGTGCCTTGCTTCAAGTCCAGCCCTACGTTATTGAAGAAGTCAGTCGGCTTGACTCTCTTATCTCCGTATAGACAATACAAGGTCGTATCACGATGAGGAAGCAACTTAATCTGCTTATCGTGTCGCATCATACCTCGTGGGTTTTCAATCGTGTAGACAAGCTTCGGGTTGAGCTTTTGAAGGTAGCGAATAATCCGCAGAGTGCGGTAGAGGATTTCCGTGCCTATCTTGGCTCGGTCGCTTTTTGGCTCTGCGGTTTTGGTGTCTCGCTCTTTGAGAGGATACACCAGTGGGGAATAGGTATTACACGGCGGTGAAGCCCAAACCAAGTCGGGAATGAAGCCCGAGTCCTTGAAGAACTTCTTATACTTCCACTCCAAGATGTCGGCGAGAATATCGGGTTCATACTTGTCCTCAATATCCACGCTCATTACTTCCCAGCCCATCTTCTTCGCAATCTTGCCTACGCTCCCCGTCCCCTTGAATAGTTCAAGGATCTTCATTTGTATTGATACGAATATATTTTGGTTTGATGTAGATGATGTAGATGAAAAAGTAAAAAAAGCCGTCGGGGAATTGAGAATCGTGGGATAGAAAAGTTTACTTTTTCATCTACATCATCTACATCAACTTCATCTATCTATTTCTGTGAGTATAGATAAAGGATGCCCTTTAAACTCCGTAAGGCACCGAAGCGTGCTCTCTATTGGGTTGTCGGTCCCGATGGGAAGCATCATAGCAAGGACCCTCTGCCGAAAGAACAAGCCGAAGCACAGATGAGGGCGTTGTATTCCACAATGGTTCCAACGGCACGAGAAGAGAAGGCGATTGAGAAGAAGATGGAGGGTGGACGGCATCACGCACTTCACGGAGCGGGTCCTCTGCCCGAACTCTCCATCCTCCAACAGATCGCAAAGGCGTCCTACTCCAACTCTCCTCCGCAGAGCATTGGTCCTTTCCAGCTCTCTAACTACACGCCGACATTGAAGTTCTACATACTAAAAGACCCCAGCGATCCTCGTGAAATAGATACGGTAGTCGTCGGCATTCGTGGAACCAATACGAGCGATAAGCAAGACATCTATGCCGACGCAAAGCTGGGACTGGGTCAACTGGAAGACACGCCACGCTGGAAGAAGGACTTTGCCGATTTCACAAAGTATATGAGTCGGTTCAAGAACGGAGACGTAGATGTGTATGGCGTTGGACACTCGCTCGGTGGAGCGGTCTTGGATATGTTCTTGAAGAAGGGGTTTATCCGTCAAGGCGTATCTTACAATCCCGCCATCTCGCTGGGCGATGCGGACAAGGACATTCCTAACCGCCGTATCTATCAAGAGGGCGACCCGCTCCTTGCGATTATGGGTCGGTCCGCCAAGAACGTGGAAGTGCGTCCCAAGAAGCAGAAGAAGGAAAACATCATCAGTCGGGCGGCACGATACTTCATACCTTACTATGGAGTGTATAAGACGGGCAAGGACGCTCTGGACGCACACGCTCTTGATAACTTCAATGGCGGTTCCCGTCCCGAAGGCGACGAACCTACGGAGGAAGATGAGCGTCGTCGTCAAGCACAAGCCCAAGCCCAACAACCCCAGAACCGACTTCCTCGTCGTGGGCAGTTCCATATGCGTAATCTGTTGGGTCCTCCTCCTCCAACTCGTCCGCAAGGCGACGAACCTCGTGGTCCTCCTCCTCCGCCTCCGCATCCCGTAGGGCGTGGAATACATTGGAGCGATCGTATCAAGCAGTCGGGTGAAGTTGTAGAAGTTCCCAAAGACGAGATAGATCCTATCACGCACACGCCCTTTGAGGAAGGCGAAGAGATATTCTATGCTCCAAAGGGGACATCGGGATACAAGTATCTTAAAATCAGCACGATACGAGATATTCCAAGCGAAGAAGATCTGGGGAAGTGGTATTATCCTTCGGGTCCACCGAAAGGAGCACTACCGCCCAAGCGTGTGATCGTAAAATTAGTTGGCGGTGGTAAGAACGATCTGCGAAAGCGAGTATTAATCAAGGGACTGGAAAAGCGGTTGTATTTGGATCCAAGTATGGCTCATTCACTCGCTCGTCTAAAAGAACGGGATGCGATGGAAGACAAGATGAAAAAGCGTCAGTTCCGCAAGAACAAGCGAGAACAATTGGTCTTGGACGAAGAGGATCCTAAACCTCCTATGAAGGAGCGTCTGTCTCCGTTAAGCAAGGGGAGTGGTGGGAGCGTGTATCTTCGCCAAGCACGAGCCAAAGCGAAGGCATACGGATTAGATCCCAAGAAACTCAAACTGGCGACCGACGGGAAGCACAAGTTAGATTACGACGGCGTAAAGTTTGGACTCAAACACTACAATGACTTCCTCCTATGGTCTGCCGAAGAGAAAGCGGGACGAGTGCCGAAAGGGACGGCAGAGAAGAAGCGAACGTTGTATCGTGCTCGGGCAGAGAAGATAAAGGGTGAGTGGAAGGCGAATAAGGTGTCGCCGAACAATCTCGCCATCCATATCCTTTGGTAGACGGGCAGTAAGAATATACAAAACGCAAATCATTACAACACAAGTGAGAATCCAGCTGGGTGCTCATTTGTATTCTTTGTGATACTATATATGCTTGATAAAACCCTCCGCAGAATGCGAAAGGAGAACACATTTGATTACGTTAATTTTGTAGTGAAGATCACGAGTTTATTACATCAGTCGGGCGTCCAGTCCCTTGCGACTACGACCACCGCTCATCGCACCGCCACTCGCATCACCACCGCTCATACCCAGACCCAGCTTCTTCTTGGCGAACGCCGTGCCGTGATGGAGGAGCTCCTTGCCCGCAGCCATACCCGCCTCTTTGAGGAGTTCCAGAGCGGGACCCTTGACTTTGGACAGAATGTTGCCGAGCGAGGAGAGCAGACCCGAGCCGCCGACATAACGGCAGAGCTCTTGGCGAGTCGCCGTCGGGGCGAGGGGAGCACCGATGATGTCTTGCTCACTGAGGACACCCTTGATGATACGGCTGGAACCACGAATGGACTCAAAGAAGCCCGAGTTCGCCGTGATGACGAAGAGCTGGGGAACAACGCCATCCAGCCCAGTGTTGTTGAACACTTGGAGATTGAATTGGAGCGTAAAGTTGCCGACCAGCGACGGGGCTTGACCCGTTTGTAGAGTGATGTCTTGGCTGGGTTTGAGGACGAGGATAGAGCCCGTGAGCGGGACCTTCTGGGCACCATTGAGGGCAGAAGGCGGGTTAGAACCAGCCAGCTGACCGCCCATACCACCCCAGCCAACACCCGTGCCCGACGCCGACGCTACGGCGGCGTAAGCGTTCTGCCCAGAGAAAGCAGCACCCGTCCAAGAGAGCCAGTCCATATCCAGACCATTCTTGACGGACATCGCATAGAGCTCCTCCGCCGTGTGAGACGAGAGCAGACCCGAGAAGTTATCAAAGTTGACCGTGAGGGGATTGGCTACGCCACCATACGAGCGAGACGCAATCGGGAGGTAGAAGTCGCCGAAGTTGGGGTCGTTAATACCGCTCGTGGAGCCAGAGCCAGCGGGTAGTAGACCCTTCACATACACGATGAGCAGATCGGGGATCTGGGGGAGCGTGATCGTCTGGGACTGAATCTGGGTCGCAACGCCCGCTTGTAGAGTCGTGGCGGAGGTCGTAATGTAGCGAGGGAACTCCATATACGGCACGACGGACTTGGGAGGCAGAGGGACATCCAGAGACGGCGTGAGGAACTGGACGTTGACCACTGAACGCTGGAAGGGCGTAGCAGACGCAAACTGGGTCTGCGTGAGCGTCGCATAGGACTCGGGGTTAGAGCCCGAACCCGCCGCTCCGTAAGTAGCAATGCCTTGATTCCAGCGGACACCCGAGTAGCGAACGATACGAGTCGGGGCTTGGAGATTCATAATCAGCTGAATGTTGTTGATGCCGAACAGACCCGTGTCCCACTCGTGAACATCGCTGAACGTGAAGGGCGAGAGGACGACCTTCTCCGTAGATGTCCACTGGTAGTAGATGGTGAAAGGACCCGCACAATCCACGACACCCGCACCCGTCGTTGAGGCAGCGAGGGACGGCAGACCATTCACGCAGCGGTAGCAACCGACCGTCCCAGCGGAGGGAATCGCACCCGTTCCACCCGTCAGCACGCCGTTCGTGTAGTAGAGACCATTCACGAGGGGCTGACCGCCCGAGTCCGTGAAGACCAGCTGACCGAAGGCACCATTCTGGACGCCATCGTAGTCCATCGCAGAGCCATAGCCGTTCAGCGGGCAGTTGGGCAGACCATAGGCATCGTCGTAGCACTGATACTTATCCAGCATCGTCGGGCACGTGCGTTGGAGACGATTCTTCTTGTAGTCCGTGAGGCGTAGCACCTCCTTCAATACATCTTGGGAGTTGATGACGCTCGTGGTGTCGTTAATGGTCGCAGTCGTGGTGGAGCAGAGCGAGTTGAGCGGGAAGGCACAGAGGGCGAAATCAACGCCGGGAACGACAATAGGGAAGTTGAGTGCCCAGTTGGCGAGGGTGCCCGAAGGCGTAATCACGGACGACATCGTGACGGTGGACGTCCACTCAATACCACGATCCACGAACACGTTCTCGCTGGGGACGTAGATGTTGTAGGTGTGCTGGGACGAGGTCGCCGAGATGGCGTTGAACGGAGCGTTCGTCAGTGAGAGAGCACCCTTCTCAACGGCATAACGGGGACGGGACTGGACAATACGAGAATCAAACACCGCCATCTTCTCAATGTCGGCACTCATCTTGGTTTATACTTCTATTCACAGAAAGTTTTGGAGGACCTCACGCTCCTTACTATTCTGTTTTTGTGGGCAGACCTTTCTTCTTGAACAACATCTTGAAGGAGACGCTGGACAAGTTCGTCATTGCGATAGGGTAGAGCTGGTTATTGAGGCGGTTCTTCCAGAACACTTGGACATCCACACCCGAGAGAGGTTGGTGTGAGGTAAGGAAGTCGCTCAAACGATACTCGGCGGTCGGCACATAGTAGATAAAGGACTTCCAAGAAGCAGCACCCTTGTCCATCGGCAGAGCGAGATCCGTGATGATGCGAGTGAAGGCGGACTTGGAAGTGGCTTGTGAGTTTCCAATGTTCGCTTGACCGATGAGGACGGGTGCGGAGTTGGACTCGGGCTGGACGGGCATTAGGGCGGAAGCAAACACGATGGAGGAGATGGGAGACCAGAGTGTATCCGTAGAGATGGTCTCTTGCGACACAATCCAGTAGACCTTCTGCTGATCCAGAGCAGAGAGGGGTTGCTCAAATACATTGGACGCTCCGTAGGGAACAAAGCCAAGAGCGGGTGTTGCTCCTTGTGGCGATAGGCGGTAGTCGGCAACATTCGTGTAGAACTTGTTGGGGACGAGCATCTCATACACATACCCCGCTGGTGCTGGTGTTCCGTCGCCGAAAGGACCGCTGATGAGCGTGGAATTGTTCCAGTAGTTAAAGGGCATTGACCCGAAAAGATTGTATAAGTTCGTGTTGAAAAAGAGCTTGAACTCGGGCGATGAGGACTGCGAGAACTCGGTCGTTCCCTCCGTGAAGGTTAGGAGACGCTGACCGAAACCATTGGAGTCAAAGTAGATGGAAAACTTCTGGGACGAGGGGTCATATACAATCTGCGGGGCTTGGACACCTCCACCGATGCCGTTGAGGAAGCTCGCAAATGTAGCATATGGGAAGCTACTGCCGTCGCCGAACGCTATGACCCACGCATCGTAGTAGGCATAGTAGGTGTCGCACATCGCACATCCCGAGATGAAGCGAGGAGACGCAGACGCAGAGAGCGAGAGGTCGGCGGGGTCAAAGATGGCGAGATTGATTTGGTCAATCCAGTTCTGGTAAGTGTAGACCCAGTAGTAATCCGTCGTGAGATCTTGTGTCTCGCCACGCTTGTCGCCAATGGGAATCCAGAATGTATTGGGTGGCGACACACCAATCGGCGGACCCAGACCCCAGTTCGTTGAGTCGCTGGGCGGAGGTGTAGCAGACGAGTTGGTGAGCTTCGCATAGTAAGCCACGCTTCCGTAGAGAACCAGCGAATTGGCTTGGTAGATAGGTCCCGCTGACCACTGCGTCGTAGGGACGATGGCTTGGTAGAAAGGACCGCTATACGTCGCATACCGCTGGTCTACGGCGGATAGAGTAATGACGTCGCCAGCAGAATACTGCGTTCCAGAACTCCACGTGCCCTTGAACGACTTGTTCGCAAGTGTGAGCGGGGCGGGTGATGTCTGCGGGTTCTTGTTCTGCGGTTGATACTCAATGTAGCGGGTGGGCGGGTAAGCATTCACGATCAGTGATGTGGTGGCGGGAAGAGAAGGTCCCAGCTGAATCCAGAAGACAGACCAATACCGATTGATTTCGGGATCGGGATTCTTCGTGTAGTCGGTGGGACTGCTTCCGCCGTCGTTTGCTGACTTACACTGGACATACTGGTTCACGCCCGATCCATCCACATAGTATCGGTATTGACCCACGATGGATGGCGTCTGCTGGACCCAAAGCGTAGAGGACGGAGACCCCGTAGAGACGACAGATGTTTGGAGCGGAATCGCCATTCCGTAGTTGGTGAGGTTCGGGTTGGTCTGTCCAGTGCCTTCCCGAATGCTCGGGATAAAGAGCGGAAGATCCAAGTTCGCTCCGTTCATCGTAAAACGCACGATGGAGAAGTTGTAGTTAGAGATGTCCTTGATAATCGGGTAATCACGGGTCTCGTTGAACACTATGTTCGGGTCTTGAATCGCATCGCCCGCCGCCGTCTCATCGTCCGTCGTGTTATTGACGATGTCGGCGTTGTAATACACGTAGTCGGGGTCGGCATCACTCCCGCCGACATACTGGACTGACGCAATCTGGCGGTTCATTTATACTACTACCCCAGTTTTTCTTCTCCTTTACTTCCTCAATTTCATAAAGGTTAGACCCGCAACGAAATCGTCTGGCGATAGTCCCGTCTTGTCTATGATGGACTTGTATTGCGAGAGCGACTTATTGCCGTATAGAAGACGAGCTACGCAATGCCGACCACACGTGTTAATATCTCCACGCTCCTTCTGGAAGGCGTGTGTATTGTAATAGATGGGTAGACCACTCTTTCGCATCAGCTCCGTGAGATACGGCTGGGACTCATTCATCTGTTCCAGACGATCTTGGGGAATATCATCCAGCTGGTCTTCGGGCTTGTCGCCGTAAGGGTCAAAGAACTCCACGCCCCGCTTCGTCCTCAACATACAACACCAATGCCCCGTATGGTCGTCCTCCGTCAAGAAGAGAATGATACACCGCCCCTTTGAATCAAAACAATCTTGAAGGGTTCGCTTCTTTGCGAGTTCGGGATAGGTCATCAGCGAAACATTGCTTCCCAAGAGCTTGCGAATATCTTCATCGCTCAAAGGATAATCTCGCACTTCTTCTGCGTCGGTCATTATAAATGACCAAGAATATATGGGGCTCGCCGTTCTCGGTTGACCAACGCAAGAAGAGAGAGCCAAAGGAGAAACCCGAACCAAAGGAGAAACCCAAGAAGGTCCCTCGTTTGACTCGTAGTGATGTTCGGTTGATACTGGATTGTCCCGCATCGTCTATAAATGAAACGCTGATTGCGTGGGTGGAACGCTGGATGACGCAACTGATCCAAGAACGAGCTTTTCCGCCTCATTTGAATCGTGCTGGGGCATATCAATACTTACTTGACTTTCTCGGCGAGGCGTCAACAGAGGTGCTGAATGCGATTCGGCGTGATTACTACGGAATCCAGCGGCGTGAAGATGCTGGTGTAGGTGAGTTTGATTTCTTGATGGGTGTGCCGATGGTGGTGTGAAATCTTCCACATTGATGCCCATTCGCACTTCTTTCTCGCAACACTGCGAGACGAAACGATGCCCTACGAAAGCAAGGCATACCCGATAGATTCCGTAGATGACCAAGATTGCCGTCGTTGATAAACCCGCCGACGCCAGTGTGTTAATGTCCATTATAGATACGCCGTAAAGATTACGACACCGTCAGCACCCGCTCCACCCGCAAACCCTTGTGCCGATCCTCCATTACTTACACTTCCACCACCGCCACCCGCTCCATACGCCGTTGCGTTAGAGCCACCCAGAGATGCTATTGTTCCGCCCGCTCCACCCCCAGACCCACCACCGCCACCGCCACCCGCCGTGAGTCCCGTTCCAGCTGCTCCTCCTTTAAATCCGCCACCCGTTCCACCGCTTCCGCCTTCCACAAATGGATACGTTCCGTTCTGTCCTTCGCCATCTCCTTCCCCAACCCCTAACGTGATCCCAGTCCCGCTTCCCCACGCCGTTCCGCCTCCTCCATTGGAAGACCCACCATTTCCGCCCACAGCGGAGGTATTGTTTACAACGACTCCATCGTATCCTCCACTACCGCCAGTCGCCGTAAGAGCACCATTCCTAAACGGCGTCTCCACAGAATTAACGTATGAATCACCACCATCTTGTCCCTTTCCAGTTCCGCCATAGATACTGCCCGCTCCTCCCGATCCTACAACCACCGAAAGTTGCGACCCAGCCGTCATCGTAGTGTTATAGGTTGCCGACGCCCCTTCACCTCCACCGCCACCACCCGCATTGACGGATGAAGTAGGAGACGAGCTTACATTTTGAGAAGATGCTCCACCGCCACCGCCACCGCCCTTTATGAATATGACCACTTGGACTGGATCGCCAATCGCTCCACCCGTAGGTGTAGGAACGACGTAAGGGTCAACGGGCGTCGCAAGATACTTTGTTGTTTGAAACCCAGAGCCATCCGCACCAGCGGGTCCCGTAGGTCCCGATGGTCCCGTTGCTCCCGAAGGACCTTGTGGACCAACTGCCGAAGTGATAGGAATGATGTAGCTGAATGTTCCATTGGTTCCAGTAGGGTCTGCCGTAGGCGTTATAGGGTTCGTGATAGTCAATACGACATTGTTCGGCGTTGGAGAGGCAACAATACTCTCAATCGTCCAATACGCCAACGCCAACGCTCCACCCGCCCACGTAGCAACTATTCCCGTAGCCGTATCGGGAAACGAACCGACTAAGGGGATAGTAGCAGACCACGAGTTTCCTCCTACGATTTGCGTCCATCCACCAGTTCCAGTCGTCGTAGTCCCCGCAATAACGCCTCCACCAAACGAACCTTGTGGTCCCGTCGCACCCGTCTGCCCTATTCCCGTTGGTCCCGTTGGTCCTACACTTCCTTGTGGTCCCGTCGCACCCGTCTGCCCTATTCCCGTTGGTCCCGTTGCTCCTACGCCTCCCGTAGGTCCCGATGGTCCCGTAGGTCCCGTCTCACCGAACCCAATAGGTCCTTCGGGTCCCGATGGTCCTTGTGGTCCCGTTGGTCCCGATGGTCCCGATGGTCCCGTTGCTCCTTGTGGTCCCGTAGCCCCATTGATTCCGTTCGTTCCGTTCGTTCCGTTTGTTCCCGCTGGTCCCGTTGCTCCTACGGGTCCACCCGAAGGTCCCGTTGGTCCCGTCGCACCGCCCGTTGTAGATCCCAGATTCGTCCAGTGTGTCGCATCGTTGGCGGGTGTTGTGGATGTAGGTCCTACTGGACTTTTTGCTTGGTAGAGTATCGCACTCCCGTCTATCACGTAATCTCCCGTGAAATAGTAGGCGAATTGATTCCACAATCCGTAGGACATTTATGTATCTATTACATTAGATTTAAGTTAATAGAATGCGTAG